TTTGGTTCTACAAGTGTTGATAACATTATTAATCGTGTACGTTATATGGCAAAGGCACTAGACTGTAAATTTATCTTTCTTGATCATATTTCAATAGTAGTCTCAGACCAGCAACAAGGAGATGAACGTAGGGCATTAGATGAAATAACCACAAAGTTAAGGATGCTATGCCAGGAGTGTGATATTACTTTATTTGCAGTTTCACACTTGCGTAGACCTCCAGGCACAGGGCATGAAGAAGGAGCAGTAACAAGCCTATCCCAGCTTAGGGGTTCTGGTGCAATAGGGCAGCTCAGTGATATGGTGTTTGGGTTGGAAAGGCATAGTCAAGCTGATGATGTAACAGAAAGACACACTACCAGAGTCAGAGTCATAAAAAATAGATATTCAGGCTTGACAGGTAAGGCTTGTGCATTGTATTATGATCGTAGCACTGGTCGTATGAATGAAGTATTTGAAGAAGATTTAGAGGAGGCTAAGTAATGGATGATTATGATGATGTAGATTTAGATGATTATGAACAGCATGAAGAAAGTTTAAGAGAAATAGAAAGGGGACAACAATGAATCACGACTTGCCAGATATTTACGAGATGGAGCTTGACTTAGAAAAACGTGTTAAAAAAGTAGAGCGTGATAATTTAATTTTATTTTTTATTACCAGCTTTGCAGTAGGTATAAATTTAAGTAGTGTCTTTTTATTTTGAAAGGAGTGTTTAAACGATGAGCCACGAAGTCAACGAGCAGTTAATCGAGAAAGTTTACCATGAGACACTTGAGATGAGTGTAGACGCATTTGCAGACGAGTTAATGAAACTTGGTTATACCTACGTTTTGAATGACTTAATTAAAAAGGTAGCTGCAAACAAGTATGAAAATTTACCAGAAGGAGACTACAGTAATGGATGACTTTCAAATTAAACTAGAATTATCAAAACTAGAAAATAAAATACTGGAGTTGGAAAACAAACAAAACGGAGTAAAATTTAATGTTGCTATTTTACAACAATCAATGGAAAAATTACAACAATCGCTTGAAAAGCTCCTTATATCTCTTGCCAAAAACCTCGAATTGTGGTATGCTAATACCAATACTAACACAGAAAAGGACGAAGATGAGCAAACCGATAAGTCTAAGTGTCACTGAAAATAATAATGGTGTTAAGACTTTTCATGTATTATTCGACGATGGCACAATAAAATCACGCCTGGAGGGGCATAATGATTGGACAGATGAAAGACCTTGTATTTCTGGACATAGAGACAACGATGGATCACCAAAAGATACATCTGGTGGTAACAAACGCAAACGGAATAATTAAGTGCCACAGAGATCCACAAAGTCTAAAAAAAGAGATACAGGGAAAAGTATTAGTAGCTCACAACGGGATAGGGTTCGATTACCCAGTTCTAAACAGGGTATGGGGTCTAAGAATCAAGTTGCATCAGGTTTTAGACACTCTGGTGTTAAGCAGATTGCTGAACCCAATGAGGACAAAGCACTCTCTTGCGTCTTGGGGAGAGGATCTAGGCTTCCCTAAAACAGAGTTCAACCAGTTCAATCAATACTCAGAAGAAATGAGACAATATTGTATAAATGATGTGAAGGTATTAGAGAAAGTTTATAATCAACTTATTATGGAGAAAAAGAAACATGGATTTGATGAAACAAGTATACGACTCGAACATGAAGTTTGTGCAATTGTCAGCAAGCAAGTCAGCAGAGGCTTTAAGCTCAATGTCGAAGGCTGCGAAAGACTATGCAGAACTTTGTCAGGAAGAATGGAAGAAATATGTGAAGGATTACAAAAGTCCTTTCAGCCAATTGTTCACCAACGAGTCTCAGAAAAAACAGGAAAGCCGTTAAAGGATTATATTGAAGAATTTAATCCAGCATCAAGACAGCAGATATCTAAGAGGTTACAAGCAGTTGGATGGAAGCCAAAGAAGTTTACAGAGAAAGGTTCAGTCATTGTCGATGAATCGGTTTTACGAGGAGTTAATATTCCAGAAGCAAAACTCATCTGTGAATATTTACTCTTACAGAAAAGGCTCTCTCAAGTTACCTCTTGGATTGAAGCTGTATCAGACAAACACAGGGTTCATGGTAAGGTCATCACCAATGGAGCAGTAACAGGAAGAATGACACACCACAGTCCGAACCTAGCACAAATACCATCAGTAAACGCAGAATATGGCTCAGAGTGTCGCGAGCAATGGGTTGTTGACCCCAGCTACAAGCTGGTAGGTATTGATGCTAGTGGCTTAGAGCTACGGATGTTAGCTCACTATATGAATGATGAAGAATACACAAGGGAGGTCGTTGATGGAGACATACACACTAAGAACCAATTAGCAGCAGGGCTTGACACAAGAGCCAAAGCAAAGACTTTTATTTATGCTTTTTTATATGGTGCAGGTCCTAAAAAAATAGGTAGTATCACAGGCACCAATGGTGCATCTATTATCAAGAAGTTTATGAAGAACGTACCAGCCCTTGCAGAACTGAAAGAGAAGATAACTGTGAACTTAAAAAAGAAGGGAACACTACCAGGCTTGGATGGTAGACGGTTATTTATTCGTTCAGAACACGCAGCATTAAATACCTTATTGCAAGGTGCTGGTGCTATCGTGATGAAGAAGGCTCTTGTGATATTTAATAAGTATATTAAGTTATATGAACTAGATGCACACCTTGTAGCAAACGTGCATGATGAATGGCAGTTAGAAGTAAAAGAAGAAGATGCGGAACTTGTTGGTCAGTTAGGTGTCAGATCAATAGTTAACGCAGGTAGAGCATTGAAGTTAAACTGTCCTTTGGATGGTGAGTATAAAGTAGGTAATAACTGGAAAGAAACACACTAAGGAGAATCTATGGAACCCAGAAAGTCAATTAAGTTACAAACTAAGGTTATGTGGGCTTTTCATAACAAGACAAACGACTTGTCAGAAAAGTATCAGATAGACTTATGTGAATTATCTGAAGGGGCTGTGAAAGCATTACAAGATGAACTAGGAGTTACAGCTAAGAACAAAGAAGATAAAGGTAACTTTATTACTTGTCGTAGTGTTAGACCCTTGAACATTGTAGACCTTGAAGGAAGCTCATTACAAGATGTTGCAATTGGTAATGGTTCTAGTGGTGTAGCCATTGTATCTTCCTATGATTGGAAGAGTAAGATGGGTAAAGGTACGTCACCAACATTAAAGAAAATGGTAATAAATGATTTACAGGTGTATGCAGGTGATGTTGAAGACGGTGGTGATGGGGATGTGTTGTAGTGATTGCTCTAGTTGATGGCGATATTCTTACTTATAGAGTAGGCTTTGGTTGTGAGGACTCTAGTGAGAGTATTGCTGTCGCTAAACTAGCGGAGTACTTAGAAGACCTTGTGTTTATTCATGCAAACTGTGAAAAGGCACAAGGTTATCTAACTGGCAGAGGCAACTATAGAGATGATATAGCAGTAACAAAAACATATAAAGGACACAGGATAGGGATAGCAAAGCCAAAGCATTTTAACCTTATGCGTGAATACATGGAAAAAGCATGGGGCTTTGAAATGCAAGAAGGACAAGAAGCAGATGATGCTATAGGCATAGAAGCCTACAAACTAGACCCTAGAGATTATGTTATTTGTTCAATTGATAAAGACTTAGATAACTTGAGAGGTTGGCATTACAACTTCCACAGAAATGAAATGTATAATGTTACAGAAGAAGAAGCTATTAAGAACTTTTATAAACAGTTGTTGACAGGTGACAGAACAGACAATATACCAGGTATCAAAGGTATTGGCGATAAGAAAGCTGATAAGATACTTGATGGATTAGAAGAGGAAGAAGACTTATACAGAGTAGTATTAGAAGAGTATAAATATAATCGTGACTACTTATTGGAACAAGGAAGACTATTATGGATACGGAGAAAAAAGGAAGAACTCTGGATGCTACCAGAGTAACTCTAGTACATTGGAAAGACGCAGTAGCAGATGTTGGATGGGATGATAATATTAAGTCAGAGTTACATGATTGTACTAGTATAGGATTTATTATTGATGAAACTAAAGACGCTTTAACTTTAGCAAATACTGTATCACAAGACCAGAGTAACTGTAGGATAAACATACCTAAGAAATGGATATTAAAGCGGAAGGATATTAAACTTGAAAACAAGCAGCAGAAAAGGAAAAGGTCGAAGCCTACAACAATGGGTAAGAGACTTGATAATAGAGAAGTTCAAGTTAACCAGTGATGATGTACGTTCAACATCTATGGGTTGTGGTGGTGAAGATATACAGCTATCACCAGTTGCTAGGAAGAAGCTGAATGTTTCTATTGAATGCAAAAGTAGGGCTAGGGTTGCTGTATACGGCTTCTATGAACAAGCTACAGTTAACTGTCCTAGTGATGCAGAACCAGTTGTTGTGGTTAAGCAAAATAGATGTAGTCCTTTATGTGTGGTTGCTGCTGAACATTATTTTGAACTATTAAGAAAGGCTAACTCTTGAAACATTTAATTATACCTGATACACAAGTTAAACCTGGAGTTGAACTAGGTTATCTTGAATGGATTGGAAAATATATAGTTGATAAGAAACCTGATGTTATCGTACAGATTGGTGACTTTGCTGATATGCCATCACTATCTTCTTTTGATATAGGTAAGAAGTCGTTTGAAGGTAGAAGATACAAAGATGATATAGAAGCTGCCAAAGAAGGTATGAACATTTTACTTAACCCGATGAGGGAATATAATGAAAAACGAAAGAAACAAAAACTCAAGCAATATAGACCCAGAATGGTTCTCACACTTGGCAACCACGAACAAAGAATTGACAGAGCAGTCGAAGGAGACTCTAAACTCGACGGCACTATTGGTACAGATGATCTCAGATACTCAGAGGCTGGTTGGGAGGTGTTTAGTTTCCTTGATACTGTTAGCATTGACGGGATTGTATATAGTCATTACCTTGTAAGTGGTGTTATGGGTAGACCTATTGGTACTGCTTCCGCGATGGTTAACAAGACTCACCAGAGTTGTGTAGTAGGTCACCAGCAAGGTAGACAAGTAGCCTATGGCAAAAGAGCAGATGGTTCTATCATCACTTGTATCATAGCTGGTTCTTGTTACTTACACAATGAGGACTATATGAGTATACAGGGTAATACTCACTGGAGAGGTATCGTGGTGTTACATGACGTGCATGACGGTCAGTTTGATGAGATGTTTGTTAGTTTAAAATACTTGAGGAAGAAATATGGATAATTTTATGCAAAAGAACAATGGAGAAGATGATAAGACAGTAGGAGACTATATACAAAGAAGTAATCCTCTTTCTAATCTAAATCTCTATGAGAATACAACTAACGACAAAGTTAATCATCCACCACACTATAACAAAGGCACTATAGAAACATATGATTACATAGTAGATACACTAGGTAAGTTTGAAGCTATTAGTTATTGTCAAGGTAACATCATCAAGTATATGACTAGAATGTGGCATAAAGGTAAACCATTAGAAGATGCTAAGAAAGCTGAATGGTATTTAAAGTCTATGATAGATTTATTAAAAGAAACAAAAGGGAAGAATTGGGGGTAATATGGCATTGACATTAAATGATATCTGTGATAGACTTAAAAACCTTGATGAAGTTTCGTTGCTTGAAGTATTAGATATAGCATCTGAGGACATAGTAGATAGATTTAACGATAGAATAGAAGATAAAGCAGATTTATTAGAAGAGGAGTTAAAAGATTGAATACATACAGTCAGTTTATAGCAAAGAGTCGTTACGCAAGATACTTAGAAGACCAGCAAAGAAGAGAAGATTGGAGTGAGTCTGTTCAAAGATATATAGACTTTATGGTTAATCATCTAGAAGCAGAGCATGGTCATATAGTAGAAACACCAACAAAACTAAAAGTACAAGAAGCAATAGAGAAGCTAGAAGTAATGCCTAGTATGAGGGCTATTATGACTGCTGGTAAGGCACTAGATAGAGACAATACTGCTGGATATAATTGTTCTTATCTTCCTATTGATGATGTTAAGGCATTTGATGAAGCTATGTATATTCTTCTCTGTGGAACAGGTGTAGGGTTCTCTGTAGAGCATAAGTACGTTGAGAAGCTACCAGAAGTCCCTGAGAAGCTATTTGAGTCTGAGACTAATATAGTAGTAGCTGATAGCAAAGAAGGCTGGGCAAAGGCTCTTAGACAGCTTATAGCCCTATTGTATAGTGGTGAAGTACCTAAGTATGACTTATCTAAAGTTAGACCATCAGGAGCTAGGTTAAAAACCTTTGGTGGTAGAGCATCAGGATCAGAACCATTGAATCAATTGTTTCAGTTCACTATCTACAAGTTTAAACAGGCTGCTGGTAGGAAGTTATCATCTATTGATTGTCACGATATACTATGTAAGATTGGTGAAGTAGTAGTTGTAGGTGGTGTTAGAAGGTCAGCTATGATATCACTATCAGACTTAGAAGATGACAAGATGAGAGCCTGTAAGTCTGGTGCATGGTGGGAATACAATCCACAGAGAGCATTGGCTAACAACTCTGCTATGTACGATGAGAAGCCTGATATGAGCCAGTTTATGAAGGAATGGTCTAGTTTGTATGAGAGTAAGTCAGGTGAGCGCGGTATCTTCAGTAGAGCAGCATCAAAGAGACAAGCTGACAAGAATGGTAGAAGAGATATTAACTATGACTTTGGTACAAACCCTTGTAGTGAGATTATACTTAGACCATACCAGTTCTGTAACTTAACTGAGGTAGTAGTAAGAGCAGAAGACACACCTGCTGATATAGCAGACAAAGTAGAGATAGCAACAATACTAGGTACATGGCAGTCTACACTTACTAAGTTTCCATACTTGCGTAAGGTATGGCAGAAGAACACAGAAGAAGAGAGACTGCTAGGAGTGTCTTTGACAGGCATCATGGATAACAAAGTAATGGGAGAGGTAAATGAGGAGTCAAGAAGAATCTTACGAGAACTCAAACAAGTGGCTGTTGAAACAAACGCTAACTTATCTACTCTTCTGGGAATCCCTCAATCGACTGCTATTACTTGTGTCAAGCCTAGTGGTACTGTGTCTCAGCTTGTTGATTCTGCCAGTGGTATTCATCCTAGACACTCTAGTTATTATATTCGCAGGGTGCGTGGTGATAAAAAAGACCCTCTTTCCCAGTTCTTAAAAGACCAAGGAGTTCATACTGAAGACTGTGTAATGAAGCCTGATTCTACTGTTGTATTCTCATTCCCAATAGAAGCTCCTGAAGGTGCTACAGTTAGAGAAGATTTAACAGCTATAGACCATCTTGAGTTGTGGATGATGTATCAGAAGGAGTGGTGTGAGCATAAACCATCTGTAACTATAAGCGTCAAGGAAGAGGAATGGATGGAAGTAGGGGCATGGGTATGGAAGAACTTTGATGACATATCAGGTATATCATTCTTACCTTATGATGGTGGCTCTTATAGACAAGCTCCATATGAAGAGTGTACAAAAGAAGAGTATGTTAAGCTACTAGGTAACACTCCTCCAAAGATAAAATGGAATGAGTTAGTAGAAGTAGATGATAATGTTAAAGGAGTACAAGAGTTAGCTTGTTCTTCAGGAAGCTGTGAGGTTTAATATGTGGGAGATTACACCAATATCAGGAGTAATGGTAGGAGTAGAGTATCAACATGATGCTAATGATTATAAGTATTTAGTTATAGACTTTTTTCTTGTGAGGTTTACTTTTCATTATGATGCTAGTGAATAAAATGATAATACTATTGATAGCACTACTGTTTAATCCTGTATTTGCAGGTGATATAAAACTAGGTGAAGCAAAGTTTAATCAAAACTGTAAGCAGTGTCATGGACCAGCAGGTATGGGTTTAGCTAGTTATCCAAAGGTATCTGGTAATGATATTGCTTACACTATAGATAGACTAAAAAACTATAGAGCAGGTATTGAAATAGGACCAAACTCATCTTTAATGATAATGATGGCTAGACCTTTATCTGATGTAGATATTGAAAACTTAGCAGCTTACTTAAAGGAAGCAAAGAGGTAATGCTTAACGATTTATTACACGTTTACGTTCTTATGGAGGTATAAAGTATGATTATGGGTATATTAAATATTATCAAACATGGTGTACTTATACTGTATGTAAGTTTTATTATTAGTTTAATTCTAATAGGTGCGGTTGGAGAGTTTGTAGTAGAAGATAAGAGAGGATTACAAGAGTTTTTAGTAGTATCTGCTATATTCACTCCAATCTACCTTGCTTTCTTGTGGGGTAGAAATGATTGAATCAAAAGTTAGGCTTATATCGTATACACAACCATCTGAAGAAGTATACGATGAACACATAGAAACCTTACAAGACTTAGTAGCATATTGTGCTAGGGTATCAAATCCTGATAATCAACACAACACAGGAACCTCTGATAAGCTGATAAGTTATCTTATAGATAATAAACACTGGTCACCGCTAGAGATGGTTAGTGCTTGTTTAGAAATTGTAACAACCAGAGATATAGCAAGACAGATACTTAGGCATAGGTCTTTCTCGTTTCAGGAGTTTAGTCAGAGATATGCAGACCCTACTAAGTCTTTAGATTTTGTGATAAGAGAGGCTAGGTTTCAAGACAGCAAGAACAGACAAAATAGTATTGATATGGACTCTAGTAACAGAGAGCATACATTTATTCAATACCAATTTGAGAACTTACAAAAGAATCTAACATACTATGCTAAGGAATACTATCAATGGGCTATAGATAAAGGACTAGCAAAGGAGACTGCCAGAGCTATGTTACCTGAAGGACTGATGGAGTCTAGGCTGTACATGAATGGTACTCTTAGGTCGTGGATACATTACATAGAACTTAGAACTGGTAATGGTACACAGAAAGAGCATAGAGAAGTAGCACAGAAGTGTTCAGCAGCTATAAATAAGATTTTTCCAATGTGGAGGATTCAATGAGAAATATTCTTATATTTATATTAGGATGTATCACTAGCTATTTTCTACTGTACCAAGGCACAACTCAAGTGTTTGATCTGTGGAAGGTAGCTTATGATATTGGTAGGGAAGATGCTACCGCAGTGGCTAAGGCACAGTATGAATGGACAGAAGAAAGACTCAGTGAAGAGTGTATGTTGTTACACTTTGAGAAAGATGAAAAGCGTAGAAATAAGCTAGGATTAAAAGGGTTAGGTCAATAGTTCTGTTAATACGACCATACAGTAGGTCTAGGTCTAAAAGTAGAGTGTTCAGATGTATCTAAGTGAATGAACCTACCACTGCCTTTCTGTTGCACTCCTAT